AGAATGGATAAATAACCACTGGAGCAGAATAGCGCTTATCCTTTTGCTTATGGCTTTTGAAATTGTGGTGGGAGTGTTTACCTTAAAAGAAATGATTAGTAAAAAATAACTTTTAAAATATGACAACAGCAAAGCATATGTTTTAAAGTTTAGGTATAAACCTAAAATAAATTAAATAAAGCTTGTGAGATACTTAGTATATACCTATATTTGTGTATAATTAAAAAACAAAGTATTATGGAAACTTTCAATTACAAAGATTTTTTACAAGAAAACAGAAATAGTTTAATAGCTATGGTAAAAGAAGAAATGAGTTTTAACTTATCTTCTATAACAACCTTAAAACAAGGGATGCAATTAATATTAGATAAAGTTTATATAGCTGAAAGTGAAGATGAAGCTTGGGAACTTGCAGACGAAGGTTTAGGTAGTGCTACAAGTAGTGCATCATTAGGAAACTTTTTTGATACACAATTAGAAAACAGAAAAAAATCATACTTAAAATAAAATATCATGAAAATTCACAAAACAAGTCAACACGGAGACATAACAATAATTGAAGGCAACAAAAAACAAGTCTTAGAAGATTTAAGAGTTGAAGCCAGAACAAAAAGAAGAGAAAGCAGATTGAGACACAACTTAACTGACGATGTTCATTCAATAGATAAAAGTCTGCATCAATCAGAATTAGTAACAATGGCTTCTTTTAAATTAGAAAATAAAGGATTAAATGATTTAATTGAACTTCTCAACTCTCATGGAGTAACTAACTATAAAATAGTGTCGAAATGAATATCAAACAAATAAAAAAAGAACTTGGCTTATCAAATGCAGATATAGCCGAGTTTTTTGATTATAAAAACACAAATAGTTTTACTACATCTTCTGCAAAAAATAGAATTGAAAAAGGCTTAGTGTCTTTTTATCTTCACACGAAAAAAGCTTGGGAGAAAAAAATAAAAGAAAAAGATGATAATCCAGAACCATCATCTTAGTATTGATTTTAAGGCATTAACTATATGCCATGTTGTAGCATCGTTTTAATGTGCTACAACGCTAAGTATAACAAACGAAAAATTTACGATATGAAACCACAAGACTTTATTGGAAAAAAAGCGACTTACTTTGAATATGGCACTCAAATATTTGGAGAGAACGAAAAAGGAGAACTACAAATGATATTAGATGTAAGAGGCTGGGGAGCAATCCAAAAAATATTTAATGGTAATGCACAAAAAGCATCGGACTTCCAAGATGAATTGGGAGCGTGGTTTGTTGATGCGATAAATGAAAAATTGGAACGAGAAACTAAGTAAATTTTATGTTTTGTTATACATTGTTAGGGTGCGTTATTTTATGGATTGGATGAAATTACTTAAATTTAGAAAAAAAGAAATTGTTAATAAAAAAGTTTTTAAGGTAAACTTAGGCGATGGTATTGAAATTCTTACTTATGAGGAATTGCGGTACAGATTTGATAATCTAACCAAAAAAGAGCAAGATTATTTAAACAAAAACAGTAGAAAATGTACCAATATTACTGATATAAATCTTGACATTAACAATGTAATCAGCCACAAGGATGTGTTTAATGACACATAACGTTGAGTATAAGGTTAAGCGATAGCGACCCGCAGGGTTAACTTTATGCTGTGTTGTGTTTTAGTGCGGGTTATTAACTAAATAAATTATATTAAAATGGGAGTATTTATAGTATTGAAATGGTTTTACGAAGGGGATAGTAATTTAGTAGATTCTTTTGTAGGAGCTACATTAACAAGAAAAGAAGCTTTAAAGTTAATTGCATCGGATGATATTGTTTTGAATAATAATGATTTTGAAATATACCGTGGAGAATCATGCCCTAAAGAATGGGGTAGTTATGGGGATAGTTCAAAATATGAAATTAGAGAAGTTGAATTGTAGCATTAAACGGAATGAATAAGAATAGTAGGGGATTTGAAACGCTGAATTTTGTAAATAAAATAGAATTAATTAATTGAATATAAACAACTTACTATCACATAACCGCCTATTATTTTTATACATTGTTAGGCTTTCGTTGTGTGTGGTGGGATAAAACTTAGAGAAATGAATAGAACAAGAGAAAAATTACCAAACGCAAACAAATGGTGTCATATTTATACGGATGTTGATGGTATTACAAATATACACAACACCGAAACGAATGAAACTTATAGGATTATACCTGAAACATCTGCTTTAGGATTCCAACTTGAAAGACATAAAGATGGTGAATTAAAGGCAAGAAACACTATAAGTTTTGATGAGTTGAGAATACTTACTGATTTAGCTGGCTCAAACCATTTGTTACAAAATCTTGACGGTAAGGGTGGGGAGGGTAAATGAAGCCTAACGTTGAGTGTATGGTATGTTGCGTATAAAGATGCACGAATTATCAGATTAAAACAGAATTAATTAAACAGAAAATAAACATTAACCAAGCAGTAAATAGCAATAGATTATACACATTGTTACCTGCTTTTAAAAAGGGCATGGCTGAGGAACGAAGGCAAATTACATAATAATATTAATTTTAAATAAATACAAATGAAAAAAGTAACACAAAAATTACAAAAGTTTATTAACTCTATTTCTGACATTGTAGATACTACAAAAGAAGGTTTAGAAGATGCTCCACAATCTTACATTTCAAAAATAGATGGTTCTTATCTTACTTTTGTTGGTTTGGAAAATAACTTAAATTACCTATTAAAAAATGGTATTACTGAACAGATACAAAATTGGAATAATATAAAAGGAAATTCTGCCAATATAGGATTTAACCCTACGGAGCAAAAATGGTACGGATGGAGTCATAGAGCAATTTTTGGATTTGGCATTGATAGTGAATGTAAAAAAGGAAGTTGTGGGTATTCTGCGGGTAATAAAGAAGATTTTGCAGAAGAAAATTTAAGATGGTATGGAGATACTGATATGGACGAAACTCATAAAGAAAATGCTACAGTAAAAGAGCATACAGAAGATGGTGTTTTAGGTGTTTTAGTTGAATATAATTATGATGACAAAGTGCCTAACGAAAATTCAAGAGGGAAAATAAGTAGTGTATTTGAACCATATCCGAAAAAATGGGGTAAAGGAGAATGGAAAGCAAAAACTATTGAAGATGCTAAAATGATGGCTATTGATTTTGCAAGAGGAGTTTCATAGATTATTTACGGTCGTTATACCGCAAGAGTGAGCGCCCTTTTTTATTGCAGGTAACTATTATATAACAACAATACATATTTAACCCCTATAAACGCTAAGAAGTATGATTAAAATTTTAGATAAATATAAAACTTTCCTTACAGGTGAAAACAATACAATGGTAGACTGCTTAAAATCGACTGAAGAAATAATTAAAAAAGAACTATTGAAAAAAGCATTTGAAGCTGGTAGAGATTACGAATATAGTATTAACCCCTATAGTGGAAAACCTAACAATAATAAAGTAATCAGCTTCACTAAATGGTACAATAAGTTCGTTAAAAAATAAGCCTAATTAAGCTATTTTTGAAAACTGAACATTAATCAAAAACAAAAGCTCAGAGTTACCACTGACCTATATAAAAGTTATGTTAAAAGGTTTGGTGAATCAATTAATAAACCTTAAGTTTGTATCAACAAATAAATTTTAAAATTAAAAACCAATGAGTAAGAAAAAAGAAAAAAGAGATTTAGAAAGTGTAAACCCATTTGATTTCGGTTACAAACCAGATCAAGCTGTAGAAGTTAGCGGTTTTCTATTCGCACAAATGCAGAAGTCCTTAATGGACATTATGGAAGATGAACGTAAAGAGTTTTTTGAAGAGATTCAAGATGAAGACGATCAGGCTGACATCAAAGCAACGCTCGAAAACAGAAAACCAAAAACGTATTATACAGATAGAGGAAGATATTTCTTAAGACTGTACTACGAGATTATGACAGAACACGGTAAGAACATTGAAAGCGGTGTAGCCGTACCACTAGAAGAATTAAAGATGAGCAAAGTAGATTAGCAGTGTAGGTTGAAACTAAAGCCTTGTGATTATGTATGAAGTACTCGAATCTGCTACTGCAGAGCTAAGTCAATGGTAACGGTGCAGACACCAAAAGAGCTTCACAATCACTAAACACGATTTTAAAAAATATATTGACTACGGAACATAGTCTTAAAAATCAAGGTAAGTTGCCGACATTAGTCGGAGCGTTGACCCTTGAAGCTCAACCCATCGGATCTGCCGTGGGCGGGTAGTTCACAAAACAAAGGACAAGTGCAATAACAAAGACGTTCACTGTTAATAACTTTAAAGTGTAAAAAATGAAACTACTAAAAACAATACCTACAAACAGAGTAGTAGGCATAGACGTAGAAACAGTCAGAATAGAAAAAGAATTTGAATCTTTAAGTGACGATTATCAATCTGCTTGGGAGTATAAAAACAAACAAGATGGAGAAATACCCGAACAAGAAGAGTTAAAAGATTTTTGGGAAAAAAGGTCTAGTCTCTATGCAGAGTTTTCTAAAGTATGCGCAGTAAGCCTAACATACTTAGATAACAATGATAATCTAACCTGTAAAGAATTTTATGGAGAGAATGAAAAAGAACTTCTTGAAAGTTTAGGTATAGTTCTCAATAACATGGTGGCAGTCAGCTCGGATTATCGGTTAGCGGGACATGCTTCTAAATATTTTGATTATCCTTTTTTATGTAAAAGGTTTGTAATAAATAGTTTGGACATACCAATTGTATTAGACTCGCTCCATCTCAAACCTTGGGAACAAAAGAATCTGTGCACTAATGAATTGTGGCGAATGGGAGGAACAGGTCCAGGAAGCTCCCTGCAAGCTTTATGTACTGCTTTACAGATACCTATAAGCAAAGTTGATTTAGTAGGAGACGAAGTAGGTAAAGCCTATTATAATAGTGAATATGAAAGGATAGGCAGATACTGCTCATACGATACAATCGCAACTTTTAATATTATAAGAAAGCTTAAAAAGGAACCTATTTTTGACTTTAACAATGTAAACTATATATTGGCTTACAACGGTTTAGAAGATTTAAAAGAAGAGGTAGAAGAGAAACCTTTACTTGAGAGGATTTACGACAACAAAGAAATATCTAGCAAGGACAAAAAAGAATTAAAAGAGGTGTTATCTAAGGACAGAGTGACCGCTAAAGATAAAAAGAATATTTTTACAATTCTTAGAGGTCTTATGGTCAGAACAGATTTTGAAAATAAAGATCAAACATCCAAAAAGCAAATAAAACTGATAGAAGAAGAGTTAAACGAATTTATTAAAACATTATAAATGGATAAAATTAATTTACCTACAGCACTTACAAAAGACAGTTGGTTTTACGAAGACAATAAAGAACTTTGTGAACCTCATTTAGGAAAACCCTATTTATCTTACAGCACGTCAGAAAGCTGGCAAGGATACAGAGAAGATCTAATAAAAAAGAAGTTTGTTGGCATAGAAATACCATCAGGAAGTTACGCTCATTTAGGTACGTATTTAGGAGAGGCTGTTGAAACAGGAAAATTTGGAGAAAATCCATTGGGTTTTACAGGTGAAGATAATGTAGATTTAAATGCATTAAGACCCAAAGGGGCAGAATACGAAAAAATGATTCTTATTGATAGAGGAGAATATGTTATAATTGGTTTTATAGATGTTTTCAGAGCCGAAGATAAAAAAGCTTGGGTGAGAGATATGAAAACAGGGGGTAAAAATAAGGAAGATAAGTATGCGTCAAAAGATTATAAACAAGTAGTATTATATTCTTATGCGCTAGAACAACAAGGTTTTGAGATAGACAAAACAGATGTGTATTTTATACGTAGAACAGGAAGTCATGTAAAGCCACCATTAAACCTCTCAAAAGAACAGTTTGAAATACCAATCGAATATAACAAAGAGCGTGTGAAGTATGCTTTAGAAGAGATGGATAGAATAGCAAAAGAAATTAGCGGGTGTTACTCAACCTATACTAAATTCTTTAGTTAAAATTTTGTTAAATCCTACTTTTCAATAGAGTAGTTGTGTTATATTTGTCATTAAAATAGATAATTTGAAAAATATTGTAATTATAGGAATAATGCTCACCTTAGTGTCATTATTCAACTTGGTGGTAGGAATACCTTTAGCACGTATTAATTTTAGTCATTCGGTTATTTTACTGATGATGGGTATAGCTCTTATAGGGATTTTTACACCGCTTCATTTAAGGAAAGAACGTAGAAAAAAAGGATCAAAACTATGAGAAAAAGTAAAAGGATATATTGTGTTGATTCGTCAAAGCTCTATCAGCAGTTGTTGAAAGAAAAATTTAACGGTACGATACTACCTAACGGAGATTTAAGAGTTGGCAACGACATGGCCGTGAACAGTAATAACAGTTTATACAAAATACAATGATTTATTTTACACAAGGATTTGGAGACGCATTAGAACAATACACTAATAACAAGCCTGAAAAAATAAAAGATGAATGTCAAACACAATTTACACCTTGCTGGTGTGAATCAAGACCAAAAAATCCTCATTGTAATGATGTAGGAGAACCAGCATCTTCAATTGATAATCCTATCTATGGTATAACCATAATATTTATATTTATTTTATTGGCTGTGTTCAAAAAAATAAAATTGTGAAAAATTTAAAATTTATAACTATTAGAGTTCATCTTGAAAAGTTAAATCTATATTAAAAGTAAGCCTTACATTTTGTAGGGCTTTTTCTTTGGTGTATATTTGTGTAAAAGAAACATAATTATGAAAGCACACTTGCTATTTAAAGGAGGAACTGTCTACGGTTTTGGCACAATTAGAGGAATAAGGGAGAAAGATGGAATATGTCCTTCTCATTGTACCAAAGTTTTCGAGAATAATACAGGGCTAATATTCTTTAATAGTTTTTTTGACAATCAGGTCAAAGGTTTACAAAAATTAAAAGAGTTATCAAAATCTAAAATTTAAGCGGTGAATGGAAGAAACAACGGAAGAGAAAATACTTAACAAGTTGCAGTACATAGTCCTAGAGTTGAATTGCCATAAAGGGCGTAAGCTCGATGAGACGATATGTGAAAACATGTTAAAAGTAATAAATGAATGTAAAGAATTGATTAACAAAGTAAAATCTTAAATAAAATGATAAAGCTAGACGAAAATTATACAATTGAACCAGATACTTACGCTTGGAAACTTCTTAAAACTTTTGAAAGAGAAGTTGAAGTCACAGAGAAAACTAAAAATGGGGGCAGAAGAAAGACAGGAAAAACAGAACCAAAAGAGGTAACAGAGACTGTTTATTTTCCTACTATAGGTGCGTGTATAAGAGATTATATAGAGCAAGTTGTAAAGCCCCAAAATTCCGTACAAGGTATCTTAGATAAATTATCTAGCATTGAGCAAATTATAAGTGCACTACCAAAGATTTATGTCACAAATGGTAAATTAAATCAAGTAACATGAAGTATTTCTTAATATTTTTACTACCTTTGCTTGGCTTTGGTCAAGATATAGAAATCTACAATCATAACAGATTTGGTCTAAAAATGCTGAGACCTAGCAAGTCGATAGAAAAGACTGAGAGGGGTTTTAAAGTTTACAGATACAACGAGTATGGGATGAGAGATTTAAGACCCACACAGTTCATAAAGGTAAAAGACGAGAACACTTTAGAGGTTTACAACTACAACCAATATGGAGCACTAGGCGTTAGCCCTAGTAAAACTATAAATTACGAAAAAGTAATGTTTGACAATTTAAATAAAGACAATGGGAAATCTAAGAGATAAGTATACGGACGATGAGTGGGAGAGCTTAACACGAAAAAAAGAAAAACCGAAAAATTTAACAGACACTAAAGGAGTGAAAGAACAATTAAGTAAACTAGAAGATTTTCAAAAGGCATTTAAAAGCACTTATAATGATAAGCCTTCTTTTATATCCCCGCAAGATTATGAATTACGGTTCAAACTTCTCCGAGAAGAAAATGAAGAGTACTTAGAAGCATGTCAAAATAATGATATGATTGAAATTGCAGATGCACTTGGAGATTCATTATATATAGTGTTAGGCTCTATTGTCTCTCATGGGATGCAAAATATTATAGACGATGTGTTTTCAGAAATTCATAGGTCAAACATGTCAAAGTTAGATGAAAATAGTGAACCTATTATTAATGGTCAGAATGGTAAAATGGATAATACAAGGCCTATTGGAAAGATACTAAAAAGCGAGAACTATTTTGAACCTAATTTAAAACAATTTTTAAATGATTGATAAGGACTATTTAAAGAAACTAAAGGAAGAAGACTATACAGCTTATTCAGAACTTACGGGGGATCCAGTTACAGGTTTACCTACAAATAGTTCTACATATTTCATACTTTTCATACTTAGTATTCTATTGGGGCTCATAGGTGTGGTGCTGTATTTAACATTTAGTTAAAAAATCAAGAAAAATTATGGCATATTTTAATTTTGAATACGCAGAAAATAAAGGATTATCACCCCTAGATGTTTTAATTTTCCAGATAGTGAAACAGTTAAAATACCAACCTGAGTTAGACAACACACTTGCTATGGTAGTAACTGATGAATTTTTGTATAAAGCCTATGAGGACGGCTATATTAATACGATAACAGGCAAGAAAGGAGATTCGGAGCTGAGTAAACACAGACTTACTAAAAAAGGGAACAAGCTATTAAGAGATTTGACTTCTTATGGTAAACCTGATGAAGACGCAGAAAAGATAGCAGAGTGGCTTAAAAAACTATATAGCAAAAGGGTTACAAGTGTAAAAAGTAATCAAAAAGAGTTGCAAAGAAGAATACATTGGTTCAGTAATGAGACACAGATATATAAAAATTATTTAGCTGCCTTATTAGAATGCTTCATTAACGATACTTATATAGAAGATGTAAATGATAAAAGGCCTTTTAACATAAAGTTTAATGAGTTCAAAGAGGAAAACCCAAGAGGCATTTTATCTTCTAAAGCGGAAAATGTTTTATGGACACCACCAGACAGATTTGCTAGGGAATATCAGTTAGAAAACTCTCCTTTATGGTCATATTACCAAGACAATGAAAACTATGTCAACAACTATTGGAAACACAAAGGTTTAAAAATCGAAAAATAATTACATGTCAGAAGAAATAAAAATAGATTCAAGAATTAAAAATGCAGGGTCTTTAGCCAAAGAATCGTTTTCTTACTTAACAGATTTACAGAAAGGAGACAGGTCTATAATAAAGTCAGGTCAAGATTTTATTGACTGTCATATACAAGGTCTTTTACCTTCAGACGTTATTGTCTATGCTGCTAACAGTGGTGTAGGTAAAACTAAATTGCTGTTTGACACCTTAGATTTAATATTAGACGAAAAAGTCAATTCTGAAGCCTCTGAAATAGTTTCTCTGGAATATAGTTTGGAAATGAAGTTCTTAAATAGAATACTTCGAGACACAAACAAAAGAACAGGTAAAAAGAAAAGTGACATTCTGCAAGAGGAATTTACAAAGGAAGAAAGAGAGATTGTAAAAAGGTACTACAAAGGACTCCAAGATAAAAGAAGGTTTGTGTGTGAAGAAAGCATAACTACCAGAGAGTTCTACGAGATGACAAGAAACTTTTGCGAACTAAACAAAGATAAAGCGGGTGTAATTATCAGCTTAGACCACGTTTTACTTTTAAAGAAAACTGATAGGTCAGAAGACCCTCTAGAGACTCTTACAGCTTATATAAACCAATTAAGAAAAGAGTTTAAGAATGTATATTTTATATTACTTTCTCAGTTTAATAGGTCTAGTTTTTCTACAATAGCCGACAAGAATAATGATATGATACCTAGAGCTAGCATGATATACGGCAGTTCTCATTTTGAATTTTTAAGTTCTTACATTATTGGCATAATGGACCCATTTAAGATGGGGGTATCACAGTTCTTAAAAGTAAACAAAGAAAGGTACGATTGGCTAGAAGACTATATGGGAGATGAAGACAGTAAAGGCAAGGTATCCTTTGACACCACGGGTAATATGTTCTACTTTGTATTGAAAACTAGGGAGTCAGATCAACCTTACCGAAACTTGTTTATAAGAGAAATGGAGCTTACAGAAGAGCAGTTAAACAGGATGAAGTCTGAAAACAAAAAAGATGATACCTTCTCTAAATTAGCACCACCAGATTTTTCTAAACCAAAACAAACACAGGAAAATCCATATAAAGACTTACCACAAGGGAATACTTCTACAGCCTTTGACCCACCAGATTTTAGTAATAGCAATGATGAAGTCCCATTTTAAATGTTAAACTATTATTAATTTCAACCCTTGCGCTTTGCAGGGGTTTTATTTTTGATTATATTTGTGAAAACAGAAGCAGACTTTGCTATAACACACTAAAAGAAAATTATGAGCAATTATATGGATTTAAAATTTTCTTGGTACAACAAAGGGATTAAATCAGTTGTGCCTGCGGGCGATATAACTTTACGGCAGTTTGTAAATGCTATAAAGAACCCTAAAGAGAAGATGAGAGAGGCTTTTAAAGATATTGAGCATGCGGCAATAAACGGAAATCTAAAACTTAAAGATAAATTAAAACAAGATAGCCTATTTTTCACCACACCTTCTGTTAGGTGTTCATACAGAGATTATGCTAATATAAAAGAATTTTTACCTTTTGTTGTTTTAGAATATGATAAAATAAAATATGCAGAAGTCTTAAAAGAATATGTGTTTAATAAGTTTCAAAGTTGCATATTTGCTTTTCTTAGTCCTTCTAAAACAGGGGCGAAATTTATTTTTTTATTAGAAAAAGCTCCTAAAAATGTAGACGAATATAAAGATTACTATTTTGGCATAGCGCATCACCTAGATAAGTTTGCAGGTTTTGATTATAGTAATTGCAGATGCGTTTTACCACTGTTCAACTCTTGGGACGAAGAAGCTTTACTCAGAGAAAATGCTGTAGGCAGTGACCTCAAAGGGTATAAAGAAGACACTTTTGATATACCAGAGAACATACCAGAAGCAAAAGGGGAACACACAAATAAAGAAAAAAGGCGTTGTGAAAAATTAATAAAAACTTTGATAGACCGAATAGATGATAACGGACATAACCAAGTATTATCAGCTAGTTTTATTGCAGGAGGCTTATCTATGTTTTATGGTTTAGAAGAGTTGTGGGATGTGCTACAAGATAGGATCATAGAGAATGAATATTTAAGTAAGGGAACTTCTAACTATTTAAGAACCGCTACTCAAATGTTCACAAAAGGGACTAGTTATCCAACACCGTTAAAAGATTAATTGAAAAACTCGTTATGGAAACCACTAAAGTACAAAAACTTAAATCAATGTTACAACCTAAAGGCTATAAGTCTAGAATAAAGTTGTACTGTAAGACAGGCGAACTACAAATTAAAAAATTGTAGATGAGCCAAAAAATAAAAACTTTAACACATTATTAAAAAGACAAACCAACTAATTGTTATATATTTGCTTAAAATTGGAAAGTAATGGAAAAAATATTTAACTTTATACTTAGTTTAATTTTATCGACTATAATGTCTAGCATAACCTTCTATGGATTTATGATAGGTATCTCAAAAATATCGCTGATGATGCTTAGCTTTTCTTCGATCGTATTGATAGCGATAATGGTCTCAACATTTAAACAACTAAAAAATTAAGAAGTTTTATGATTGATTTAGATAGTGTTTATATAGTGGATTGTGAGTTTGATGGGTTCTTAGGCGTGCTTACTAAGATGCATGTAATGTCTGTGAGATATTTGACATCTGAAGGGTGGAAAACTAAGTCTACTCCAAATAAAGAAGACGTTAGAAAAGTTTTTGAAAACCCTAATAACATTATTGTTGGACATAACTTTATTTCTTTTGATAAACCTGCTCTTCAAAAGGTGTATCCTGATATAGATTTCAATGCTTTTATAGTAGATACTTTAACCCTTAGTCAATACCTATACCCTAAAAGAAACTCTCATTCTTTAGAATCTTGGGCTAAAGAGATAAATGGAGTCAATAAAGTAGAAATGACAGATTGGGAGAACCTTACTTATGAAGAGTATGTTGAAAGGTGTGAGGCTGATGTTGCTATAAATCAAATAATTTGGGAGGATTTTTACGCCTATCTAAAAGAGTTGTATATTGAAAATAGGGAAGGCTTAGAAGGTATTATCAATTTAGGTAATTTTATAAGGGAAGTTATAAGAGCTCAAGAGGAAAATAAGATAAAGCTTCACGTAGAACTATGTAAAGAAAACCTTGAATATGTAGATAGCATTATAAAAAAGAAAGAAGAAGAGCTTAAAAAAATAATGCCTAAGATAGCGATCACTGCTAAAAAGAAAAAACCAAAATCAATATATAAACAAGATGGAGACCCAACGGTTTCTGGTCAAAAATGGTTAAAATTAACAGAGCACTATGGGGTATCGGAAAATTACGAAGGAGAGCTAGAATATATAATAAAATATGAGGAGCCTAATCCTTCATCAACGAAGCAGGTAAAAGACTTCTTATTTAGTAAAAAATGGAAGCCTAAACTGTTTAAAGATGGAGCTAATGGTAAAGTTCCTCAATTAAGGGATGATGATAAAAATCTATGTATCTCTATAACTAGCATGTTTGAGGGCTTTCCTGAACTAGAGGCTTTACAAGGCATGAGTGTAGCACAACACCGTAGAGGCTATCTAAAGGCCTTCTTAGACACTATGACAGAAGATGGGTATGTAACTTCCAGATTTAATTCTATTGCAAAGACATGGCGTGTAAAGCATACTAAACCTATAGTAAACTTACCTAGTAATGACTCAGACTATGGTGAACTTGTAAGAAAGGTTCTAATTGCCCCTGAAGATAAGTACTTCGTAAACTATGATTTGGACTCTTTAGAAGATAGGACTAAGAGGAGTTGTATTATTGATATAGACCCTGAGTATGTAAAAGAAATGTCTGACCCTTCTTATGACCCACATTTATCTATTGGAATAGAGTCTGGGATGTTGTCTGGGGAAGAGGCTGAATTCTTTAAGTGGTATGAAAAAAGTAAAAAGGGCAAAAAGGGTAAAGTCCCTCAGTTTTTTGAGGACATTTCAGAAGAGGAGATGTCTAAGCTATTTCAAAAGTTGAATAAGATAAGAAGCTCTGCGAAGACAACTAATTATGCTGCTACTTACTCCGCATCCGCTAAAAAAATAGCAGAAACAGCAGGCATAAGCTTAAAAGAGGGAGAAAAGTTACACGCAGCGTACTGGTCAAAAAACAAAGCTGTAAAAATTTTTACAAACTCTTTGCAAGTTAAAACTGTTAGGGGTTTAGAGTGGGTATTTAATCCTTTTACTAACATGTGGCTATACTTATCTTCTAACCACATTAAATTTTCGGCTTGTAACCAGAATTTTGGTAGCAAAATACATTTTTCCCTTTTGTACTTTCTTATGAAAAAGGGGTATAATCCTATTATGAATGTACATGATGAAGCAAGCTTATACATAGATAAAACAGAGGAAGCTAAAAATAAATTTGATAAAGATTTAGCTGAATGTGTTAGGAAAGTAAATAAGATCTTTAATTATGGGGTGGAATTTGGAGCTTCTGCTGAATATGCAGATTCATATGGAGATGTTCATTAATATAGGGTTGTATTCAGAAAGTAATCCTTACCGTTCGTACCGTGTCGTAAAATCGTTTTAATGTTTTTTGACAGATGAGGGTGTGATTATTACGATTAATTAAAACTAAAAATTGTAAAAATGAAAGAAGCTAGAGAATTGTTATTAAAATAATAACCTTTTGTTAAAACATCTTTCATAGACACTTTTTATTTGTATATTTGAAAAAACAAATTTAGTTATGGTAGATAATTTTAAGCAAATTAATAAGTTATTAGAGTGGAACAACAGCGATGAATTCTACTTTCTAAGCGTCATCCAAAGAAAAAAGGACGCTAAAGAAGGTGTAAAAGTAAATGGTACTAATAATAACAGTAGGTTAATCAAGGCTTACTTTGTCAAGAGTTTAGATTACTTGGAGTTTATAAAACCCGAAGTTATTGAACTGTGTAATGTGTTCAATGCTCGTGCAGGAATTAATCTAAATAAAAGGTCTTTTAAAAAGACAGCTTTACAGAATTTAAAATTAGTGACAGATAACCTTATCAATGAGAATTATGATAAAGTTTACAAAACTTACACTTCTGCTTGTGGTAAATTTTCGCATGATAAGAATAAGAAGTGGATAATAGATTTAGATGGAGAAGAACAGAATGATCCAGACTACGTTCGAGACTTAGGACGCTTTGTTAATGATATAGTCCCTCATGGTGATAAAATTATAGATAGAATACCTAGCAAAAGCGGTTCCCACCTCATAGTAAAGCCTTTCAATTTAAGTAAGTTTAAAGAAAAGTACACGTTAATTGACGTTCAGAAAAACAACCCAACAAACATTTTCATACCTTAAGACATGACATACAGAATATTTAAAAATGCTAATGTAGTTAATAGCATACACGACTTTGTCATTATTAACACAAAAGATAGTACTTATACGCATGAACTTATTCATTTTAAGGAGCTTGAGGCTCTAAAGGCTGTTTTAGATGTGCAGAAGTTGAGTAACAGAGAAAGCACCAAAGGTTTACACTATGTTAACAGATTTGAATTCTACTAAGCTCTAGTAGTCTAACTGACTAATAACAATATGAACTTTAACACATAGTTTATTTATTTATCTGTTTGTTTTTTGTATCACAAACAAAATATAATCCAAAGTTCACTATGACACCAAAAGAAAAAGCAGTTAGTAGAAAACTACTTGAAAAAGGTTATAGAATTAGCTTATGCGGAAACTAAAACAAAAGAATTAGCAAAAGAATCTGCTTTGCTTTGTGTAAATGAGATAATTAAAGCAACTCAAAGAGAAACAATAAATGATAGCGGAACTGGAATTGAGGTAACACCTATGAAATATTGGGCCGATGTAAAACACAAAATTATGATAACAAGAGAAGATTATAACAAAGCATTAGACGTTGTGGAAGCCTACCACAAGCAATTATTTATAGGTGGTGTTAGCAAGCGTTTTGAAATTGACCAAAAAGTAATTTGGGATGGAATGTATTATTGGGTGCTTGAAATAAACATAGAAGCAAGAAAAGTAT